TTAACACTAGTGAGCAAGCGGTGAAACGGGCGTTGAAGCGCTATCAGGAGGTAGTGAAAAATGATTACTAAAGCTGAATACGAACTGCTGCGCAAAGGTTACTTCGTGTTCCCGGTTCACACGCCGTCGCCGATGAAGCCGCTGGCGAATAATCTGGTACGGCGCGGGTATCTGCGGCGGGGGATGCCATTTCGTGACAGTCGAGCACGGTTAGGTGTGCCATACACGTTGACCACAGTAGGCGAGATGAAGGTACTGGATTATCAGGAGGCACAAAGCTAGGCATGAGTAACCCACGAGGCAGACCGCGAACGGACAATCGGAAAGCAAGCCAGCGCCGGGGGCAGAGAGCGTTCTACTTCCGCAGCAAACGCAGTTATTTTGAGATGGTACTCGCACAAATTAGATTTACGGAGAAAGCGCAACGATGAACAAAATTGAACTGCAAGACCCGGCCACAAAAACGATCATCGCCACCCGCAATCTGGCGACGGCGCGCGAACTGTTAGCGCATGGTTGGGTTCACATTCGCACACAAGCCACTGTTACAGCGACGAAGCTGGAGGTGAAACGATGACACAATTCCAGATCACCGGCGGCTTCGGGTATGTGAAGGATGGCAGGGTGTACGAAGAACATCCGAAGTTTGGGCGGTACAAAACGCCGTTCGTAACCTGGGTGTGCTTAGTCACAGGCGAACGCCAAAGCAAATACTACGCGCTGAGCAACCTGCAAGAAGTCGTGCCGGTACGCCACACGGTTGTGGCTGTCGATATGGGTATCGAATTCACCTGTGCTATGTCGCCCGCAGACAGCGCTGCTACTCAGTTGGAAGCCAACATACACGCGACGGCGATGGGTTTCATTTTCGAGGCAACCAAAGCGCAAACCAAACGCATGAGTGAGCGCAAGCTGTACCTGATCGAATTGAACGCACGGATCAACTCAGCACTCACCGAACCCAAACCGCTCACCATCGAAATGCCGCGAGACTTGATGGTCAATATCCGTGAAGCGCTGTATTGCAACGTGAGGGCCGCATGACCCGACAATTCGACTGGCTACTGGCCGACTACTACGACGCCGAGCGCCCGTGTCCTAAGTGGGAGCACGTGACCACGCCGCGCCCGTCGTGCATGGCTGTACACGGCGCGCGCTTCCGGCTGTCGCGGATGCTCATTGGCGACAACGTGCTATTCGGCGCGTATCTGGTGCGGCGCGTGGGAACCGATCACGGGCGCGTGAAAGGGTATCGTGTGGGGGAAATCAAGCTGACGTATGCCGAGGTGTTGGCGATTGTCGAGGGCAGGGCGCGTTTGCCGATACCGGTACAGCTACCGCTAGAAGGATTTGAGGCCGCATGAACCAATACACTAAAGAGAACCCGCCGAAACGGGGTAACGGGCGCAAAATCTGGAAAGTGTTAGTCGATGCTGATATGAACCCTACCGAGCTTCACTACAACGCGAACAACTGGGGACGCGATAGGGAAGGCGGCTATGGTTCGTGGGGTTGCTCCGTATTCATAAAATTCCGCCAGGTCGATGTCCTATGTGGCATTTTAGACAACGGATCAGTTTACATTCAGGAATTATCAGCGCCTTACCGGATGTACCTTGTGACCCGAAAAGAGGTGGCCGCGTGACCGCCGCCGCCGTGCGCGCTGCGGGGCAGTCGCCGATGCTCGACACTGCCTAAGCGGACGCGCGCCGGGGGCTGTCGGTGAGCCGAGGGTATCGACACTATGGGAGGTTTGAGGACTAAATGAGTAACATGGTTTTTCGTGAAAACGAACTCGGTGAAATCGAAAAGCGGTGTAATCAATGTAAAGAATATTGGCCGCATACTTGCGAATTCTTTCCACACACAAAGAACGGCACTCTTACATCGCCCTGTAAAGCGTGTCTATCTGAACACCGACAGCGAAATCAGCAAAAGAAATGCTGCGTCATGACTTGTCGCAATATGCGCTGGGGCAATCACCGACGCTGCAAAAAACACCAGCAAACCTACACGCGGTTTAAGCGAACGTTGGCCGCCAAGAGAGCCGATGCCAGCGCGTAAGCGGGGCGGGCGGTTGCGGACATCGAACGAGTTAAGGAGACGTGTGAGAGATGATCCAACGAGAATTGAAATGCTACCGTTGCGGGTGTGACCTCAAAAACGAACTCGACACCTTCGGCGACGTAGGACAAGAGATGTGTGAGGACTGCTGGTACGAGTGGTACGAGGAAGTCAACGGTATCGAATACTATGGCATGGCTCCGCACCATCACGACTTGAGCATTACGGGTAGCTACATCGGCAGCACGATACTTGACCCGTTGCCAGAACCCGCCGCCGATGGGCGTTACTGGATTGAGAGCGCGCAGTTGTGGTTTCAGCCGGATGACGAGGTTGACGGCGCGATGGGCATGTGGACGGCGAAGTAACCGCGCGCGTAAGCGGGGCGGGTGTTTGGGAACGTTAGACGACTATGGAGGATCGAGATGGCATTGATAGACGATTTTCTTGCATCAGAAAAGAATGAACGGGATGCTATGGATAAGATGCACGATATTGCCGCCCGTGTCCGAGAATATGTGCCGGGGCAACTCGGCTGGATCGCCCGACAAATGAGTGACCATCAATGGACAGACACCTACGGTATCCAGATAGGCAACGGGGCTTGTTTTTGTACGGTAGACGAAGCCGCCAATGCCGACGATGCATTTATTCGCAAATTGGCAGAACAGATACTTGGTTTTCCGGTGGACAGCAAACAGGATTTGCAGCGCCGTTTCGATGACGCCTCTCAGCGGCGGCACAATGCGGAAGCGGAAATAGCGCGCTTGATGAAAGAAGCCGCTTACTGGAACGGTATCGAAGTTAACTTGAAGAACAAGCTAGAGGGTATGTGAGGCCGTGCGCCGGGTGCGCTTTTGAGCTTTGCTCACAAGGCGGGAAGGTGGCGCGAGTGGAGGAGGGTGTGAGGGATGGACGATGAACGTTTGCGAAAAGTGAAGTATCTGGCGAACTGTACATTTCTGCCGGGTTCGTATCCGAAGCGCTTTGTACGTGACATGAGTACGCGACCAGCAGACTTTGTGCCAAGCATTCGACAGGCGCTATTTATCGACAAACTTTATTACCAGTATCGTCGCCAGATAGCAGCGATGTACGGAAATGATAAACCCGAATTCGTGATGCCGGGTGAGGTCATGGAGTGATAAGTTTTGACAGTTGGAATTGTATGAATTTTCAGATAGGAACACGTAACACTGAGGGGAAAGTAATGTGCAAAGTAATACAACTAGTTTATAATAATAGAGGCGATTTTCCGCCTTATAACGCAAATGACCAGTTGGGCAACTGGTCACGAGCGAACTTAGTTCGATCATCACTGACAAGGAGTGACGACCATGATTAGTATATTCGATTCAAGCCCCCAACGTCAATACCCCAAAGTTAGAATTTTCACAGATGGCGGTGTCCTATGACCGCCAAACCGTCCCGCATTCGACGCGCACCACACGACAAAGAAAATCCATACTTCCAGATGCGCCGTGAAAGCGCACAAAACCGCAACCTGTCCTGGGAAGCACGCGGGGTTTTAGCTTACCTTTTAAGCCAATCTGATGATTGGGTTGTGCAGATAAAAGATTTGCAACAGGCCAAGTGCGGACGCGATAAGGTGTACCGTATTCTTGATGAACTCAAACAAGCTGGATACGTCCAACGTGAGCGAAAACAAGTTGAGCACGGACGCTTTGAATGGGGCGATTATCTGGTTAGTGAACTTCCATTTCCTGAAAATCCGTATACGGAAAAGCCAGATACGGTTGAGCCGTATACGGAAAACACGGAACTTAATAAGTACAAAGGTTTAAAAACTACAAAGAGAGAAAGAAAGCCGCGCACACCCTCCAAGAAAAAAGAGGGCCTAACCGAGTTGGAACAATGGCAAGTTCGGTTACGCACTGTCACGGTGATTATGCCCGCCATTCTTTCCAAGATGGAACGTGGTTACGACCTCAAAATGAATAAACCTGAGGAGTATCTAACTGAGGCACTTCTCAAGAAATATGTCCCCCTGGCTGAACAACTTACATTTCTCAAGATGACCCCGACGCAATTTTTCGGTTTATGGGGAGAGATTGAACCTGAATATCGGCGTAATGGTTGGACGATTGGGATTACCACTATTGAACACAAATCACCGTCCTACATGCTACGCCAGAACAAAAAGACGGAAGCACAACTCCCTCCGCTAACCGTCGTGACATCGCAACCTGCCCAACCCGCAGAACCGGAACTCACCGCAGAGCAGCGTATCGCGCTGGCTGAACAAACTCGCATTGACTATTTGAAGCGTCCGGCGGTAGGTGAATAATGGCGACACAACCCGACTGGGGTAATCAACCTATTCCTTACGACATGGAAAGCGAACAAGCCTCACTGGGTGGCGTATTGATGGACGCCCGGCGACTTGTCGATTTGTTGGCGGTGTACTCACCTGACGATTTATTCATGGTTCGCAATCGCTACATCCTGGAAAGCATGATCGCGCTCAAGGATCGTAAAGAACCGATTGACATCCTGACGGTATCGAAAGACTTAGAAGCACGCGGCAAACTGCTAGACGTGGGTGGCGATTTATATCTGGCAACACTCATTGGCGCGTGTCCTGATCCATCTAGCGTAGAACATTATGCCGCGTTGGTCGCCAACAAAGCCTATGACCGACGGTTATTGAGTGCGAGTGATAGTATCCGCAAACTGGCATTAGACCCGACGGTTAAGCTCGATGCTAAACAGGCACTTGTCGAGAACGCTATTCAGGCGGCTGAATGCCAGCAGGGTAACGACGTGATGACCATGTATGACGCGATGCGCGATTACATGGATTATATGAGTTCCACAGCCAAGATGGGGCAGGGGATCAGCGGGTTGGCTACTGGGTTTAGCGAGTGGGACGATATGTTAGACGGTCTTCAGGAAGGCAGTTTTAACCTACTCGCTGCCCGTCCTGGAATGGGTAAGACGACCATGCTTCATAACGTTGCGCTGTATGTGGCTGAACACGGCGGCGGGGTCTACCTATGGTCGGGCGAAATGCCGATTAAGCAAGTCCGCGAACGCATTGCCAGTATCAAGATGGAACTTCCAGGGAACTTGCTACGGCGCGGTTTACGCCCCGGTGGGATGACTCAGGATCAATGGAGCAAGTTTGGCCGCGCGGCTTACGACCTGGGTCAACTGCCTATTTACATTGATGACGAACGCGGCGTTACCCCTACGATGCTCGAAGCCAGGGCGCGCCGGATTGCACGCCGCAAACCATTGGCGCTGATCGTCGTGGATTACATTGGATTGATTAACCCCGGCGTAAAAAAAGAGAACCGCGATAAGGAACTGGGTTACATCAGTGCCAAGTTGAAAGAGTTGGCGTCTATTGCCCCGGTCTTATGCGCCGCGCAATTGTCCCGCGAAGTCGAGAAGCGCGCGGATAAACATCCGCTGATGTCTGATTTAAGGGACAGCGGCAATCTGGAGCAGGACGCCGATACGGTGACATTTATCTACCGGGATGATTACTACAACGAGGCGAGTGAAATGCCTAACGCCGCCGATGTAGCCCTGGAAAAGAACCGTCATGGACGAACCGGCAAAAGCACACTCTATTTTGAGCGTAACATACCGAAGTTCATGAACGCCCGAATGCGGACGATAGAGGCGGGGGTGCTGTGATGCATATCCTACGCGAGATGGCTTTAGAACAGCAGCAGCGGTTGATGGATGCAATGGTCATGACCGCAGGCAGGGAAAAGGGCGCTGGGGTAGGTGGGCATGTGTATGAATTGGCGACACAGATCAGCGCCCTTAATCAGTGGATACGGCTATTCGATAGCGGGGTACTTGATTTCAACCGTTGGGCAGAAATAACCCATCAGGCCGGGTTTTATTTCGATGAATGGTACGACTGGTATCAGCGTGAATACAGTACGCCCCACGAGGCACTATTCAACGTTTCGATAGACGAATGGTGCAAGTTGGGTGGTATGGCGGGTATTGAGGAAGTGCTTAGGAACTCGCCAGCGGCGGGAAAGGATGCGGCATGATCGTGCGTGCACCGGCGAAAGCTGAGAGGGAGGCGGCGTGATGCCAGCAAATATGGCGCTCTATCCATCAGATTGGAAAAGTATCCGTGCGCGCATCCTGGAACGCGATGGGCATAAATGTCAGTTTTGCGGAGCAGCGAATTATGAGCCGCACCCAATTACCGGAAGCAAGGTGGTGTTGACGATTGCGCACATTCACAATCCCGATCCGATGGATTGTCGAGATGAAAATTTGGCAGCGCTTTGTAATCTTTGCCACAACAGATTGGATGGCTCAATGAGAGCAAAACACGCTGCGGAAACAAGGCGGCGAAAAAAGATCGAAAGAATAAAGGCTTCGGGACAACTTGAGTTGGTTTTTGATGAGGTGGTTCATCTGTAAGGATTGGCGGGAGTACAAGAATAGTGCAGGGTTACGAGCGTTGAAAACGTCGGAGGCTGATGTTGAATGGGCGTTGGCCGTAGCGGAAAGGGTAGCAGCGTGAGCCAAGATTGGCGTACAGCAAATTATCGGACGATGGCGGGGTTGCGGGTAGTTGATCGCGCCATAGCGGAACGTATTGGATATACGGTCAGCGACGATGATCCGCCTATCATAACGCGGAACAAAGATAATCGGTTCGAGAATAAAATATTGCCTCAATACTGGGCTGATCCTGTGTACCCCTGGAATGCGTTTCAACCTTATTTGTCTGACAATGGCTACTTTTTATGGTTGAAAACGGGCGGAAACAGGCATATCGGCATACTTGCCCGCAAAGAACCTCCCGAATGGTGGGAATATGAAATATCCAGCGATTTACCACAAGGTTTGGCTTGCCTTTTGGTGTGGCTGGAATGGTACGACGCGACACATAAGGACATAGATGATATTTTGTCAGAAGGCGACGATCATTGGATGCTCGATATTTCCAAAAGATCGACAGACATTCGGTCACGTATTCGCCCGCTGGCTGAGAACGGCGAGGTGCAATCATGAATGCGGATGCGGGCGAGTACCGGTATGCGGTGTGGGAGCGTGGGGTATGACGCTCGAACTCGTGCTCCTGTGGCTACTATGCGGCGTCGTGATCGGCGGCGGGTTGCTGGTGATCGCGGGGCCTGTGTTGGCGCGGATATTTTTCGGTAGGATATCAGGAGGACGTAAATGACAAGTGAACAGGTGACGGCTATCGAGGCGGCGTTGAAAGCGAGTACGCAGGGTAAATGGGAATGGCACGGAGTGTTCTCGCCTAATTTCGGAACAGATAAATGGCAAATCTCCGATAGCCTACGGGTAACAACATCAACGCCAGACAAAGATTGGGACGCCGAGACTGCCTTTGTACTAGAAGGGTTGAAGACGGGTATCTTGTTACGCAGAAACGCAGACGCCGAACTTATCGCGAACGCGCCTGACTGGTTGCGCGCCTTGCTTGCCGAGCGTGAGCGACTGCTTGCGGTAGCACAAAACGCCCGCATAGTCGCCAAACACCTGGACAAAATTAAGGTTATGCCTTCAGTGTTGCGTGATAAAAACAACGGATTGATTGAGGCATTGGTGGTCTATGACAAGGTGGTGCATGGTGACGAGTGAACAGGTACAGGCGATACGAGCGGCGTTGGATCGACTAAAAACCACGCATGATGATTATGTAGCGGATCGTATTCCGGCCCATGACTACATTGATGCCAGGGATTATGTCGAGGGCAATGCGCCCGACTGGTTGCGTGACCTGTTAGCCGAGCGCGAATGGCTGCTTGCGGTAGTCGAAGCTGCGGAAGCGTTGGCGACCTCATTGCGCAGGAGCAGTAGCGAACCCGAAGGTATGTGGCTGGATGGTGATGTTTTTGATGCTCACCATGAATTAGATGCGGCACTCGCTGACTACAAGGCGAAAGGGTAGGGGGATATGGATAGATTGATTGTTGAACGTATTCCGTTGACCATGATGTATTTTGTTTGGTACAACGGGGCATCATTGATAGTGCCGTCGTTTCGTGTAGATAGCGCGATTATACGAATCATGCGTGCATATCATGAGCGAAAGGGTAGCGGGCGCTAGACAGCAAAACCCCCGTTGGCGCGGGGGTATGCGGTACTTCTGATGAGATCGGTCTCATTTATGCTAATGGAATTCATCAGGAGTGTCAAATTGGAACGAACAATCAAGCCGCTGGCGCTCGATATAACCCGCTTCAAACGGGAATTCAAGCGCCTCTCAAAAATGAGCGTGTTTCAGCGGGCGATGGATCACGCAATTGATATAAAAGCAGATCGTTGGCTAAGTTATACACCACTTAGCAAGGAACAATTATTCGATACTGTTGACCATCGCGATTTCATGACGATTATTGTGCCATTCGGCGGGAGGTTAAGTCATGCTCGGTCAACCTATCGCGGCGCTTCCTGGTATGGACAGAAAACCGTTCTATCGCGGCCTACTCACACGTTGGGGATATTGCACGCGCTAGGCATGTTCGTACTTGATAGCGATTTCGTGGTGATACGCCAGGAACCGAACCGGCAAACAAGATACTGCGTCATCTGCAAAGCGCACCATGAAGTAACTGATTTCATCCGAAACAAACGATATTTAAACGAATTATCGTTTGCTTGCAAGCGGAGTTTAGAGGATGGCAAGCGTGGAATATGGCGAAAAGTTGCGTAGGCACTTGACACCGCGTAAATCTGGATATAATACTATGGTGAGGGCAAGTAAACACTTGCCTATTTTATTTCCCCTGGCCGAACACACACTCAACCACTATTCCGAAGGCGTGTGATTGTACGACAGGGGACACGATCCTCATGGTGTAACAGGTAGCACGCGGTAGCAAGTCGCTATCGAGGTGACGGGTTCAAATCCCTCTGGGGTCACAAGCGAGTAGCCCCCTGCTCGTGGTCGTTGTCCTCCCTCATGCGTCCGCTGCTTGCGCTGAAGCGCAGTGGCGGGCGCGGGGTAGGGGCGTTACCTATTGAGTTAGAATTAACCTCATGAGTGTTAATGAACTATAAACAATGTTCCGCCAAGTCTAAGCGCACGGGTGAGCGATGCAAAGCACATGCCGTAACAGGGTCACAAGTTTGTTACCATCACGGCGGGCGGACGCCTAAAGGGATTGCGTCGCCGCATACCAAAACAGGGCGTTACAGTAAGTATCTGATCCCTGAGTTGGCGAGTCGGTTTGCTGAACTATTTGAGGACAGCGAATTACTCAACCTACAATCAGAAATTGCCTTACTCGATGTGTTGGTTGCTGAAAACCTGAGCGCCCTGCAAACGGGCGAAAGCGGCGCATTTTGGGACGCTGCGTTACAACAGGTGATCGACGCTCGTAAGTCGTATAAGGGCGAAAATTACGCTGGGTTAGAAAAAGCACTTGATGAGCTAGAAGCGCTTTGCGACCATCGGCGCTTGCATTTCGCAGCGGAGAAAGAAATCCGCGAAAAGATGGAACTTCGCAATAAGCTAACGACAAGCCGTCGTAAGCATCTGATCGAAGCCGAGCAAGTGATAACAACTGAACAAGCTATGCTTCTGGTAAGTGGACTGCTCGAAAGTGTTCGCCAGAATGTGAAAGACCCCGATGCTCTTACAGCCATCCAAACGGATTTTATTCGATTCACTCATATCGCAAATAGCCAACGGGTTAGCGCCGGAGACAGTGACTAATGACGAGTTAGTCCTGCCTACGCCTTATGCCTTGCAACAAGAAATTATTGACCATCCCGCTAAGTACAAGGTGGTATGTGCTGGTCGTCGTGTGGGTAAAACCATTATGGCAGCGCGTATGGCTTCCGATCACTGTATCGCTGGTAAGCGCGTCCTACTATCGAGCACATCGCAGGATCAATCGGATGTGTTCTGGGAGTACATCACCGAATGGTTTTTCCCGCTATTACAAAATAAGACGGCCTACAAGAATGAGGTCAAGCGTATCCTGCGTTATGGCAAAGGGCGCATACAGGTTAAGACAGGTAGCAACCCCGATGTGCTGCGCTCAGGTTATGCGGACTTGTTGGTACTCGATGAATGCGCTTACTTAGACCCGGATGCATGGCGTAAGGTCGGCATACCGATGCTTGCTGACAAAGATGGTAGCGCTGTTTTTATATCGACCCCCAAACGCCGCAACTGGTTTTTTGAGTTATTCGTAAATGCCCGCGCTGATACCACTGGCGATTGGGAAGCGTGGAATTTCTCAACACTCGAAAATCCCTTTTTAACTAAAGAGTCCATCGCGCGATTAGTTGCCAACATGACCGAAGACGATTACAAACAGGAAATACTTGCCCAATTCCTGGAAGGGCAGGGCGCGGTATTCCGTTACGTTGATGACCGGTGTACGGCAGTAAAAGTAGAACCGTATAAAGGCAGCTTCGTTATCGGAGTCGATTGGGCACAATCACACGATTTCACCGTGTTCGTGGTCATTGATGTGAAGACCCAAACGGTTGTGGACTATGATCGTTTTAACGGTGTTGATTGGTCGCTCCAACGCGGACGGTTGCGAACCTTGTTTGAACGCTGGCGGCCTGGATTGATCTGGGCGGAAAGTAACAGCATCGGCGGCCCCAACATTGAAGCACTGCAAAAGGACGGCTTGCCGGTGCGTGCATTTGAGACAACGGCTAGCAGCAAGCCACCATTGATTGAAAGTTTAATCCTGGCGTTTGACCGGGCTGAAATTACGGTTTTAAATGACCCGATACTTAAAGGTGAGTTGATGGCTTATGAGCGCAAGGTATCCAGTACCGGGCGTTCACAGTACAGCGCCCCAACCGGACTTCATGACGACTGTGTTATGGCGCTCGCGTTGGCATGGCACGGTGTTCAACATGGGCGTTTATCAATGCCTGTATTCTGGGACGGCTAACGTATGGGTATCTTAGATCGCTTTCGCGGCAAAGCTGCTGCGCCCAAAACTGCAAAGCCCGAATACAACGGCGAACCCGTACTCGGCATGTACCTCAAGGCCGACGGCACAATGTCCCCGGTGACGGCGAAGTCAGGCTGGTCGTCAGGCTATGCCAATTACTATGGCGCATACTCCAAGCTGGCAATCGACAGCACGCCGCAAGGCTACGCTTACGGCTATGTGGTATCCGTGTGGGCGAACCGTTGTATCGAAATCCGTTCATCCATTATCGGACGGATGCCGCATAAGGTCGTGAGCAAGCGCACTGGTAAGCCAGTTCCGAATCACCCGTTAACGGTGGCGCTGGTGCGTTCACAACAAAACATCCTGCGCAAGATCGAATGGTCACGTATGATCTGGGGTGAGACGTTCATCTGGCCGGTACAGAATACCTTTCACTATTTCAGTGATTTGTGGTGGCTGAACAACCTGGGTGTCAGCGTGGTACAGGGCGCGGGGTTCATCCAATCCTTTAGCTATGTACCCGTTGAAGGCGGGAGACCGGAATTATTCAAACCGTCGCAGATTGCCTTCATGAAAACTGATAACCCCTTCAGCGACTTGCGTGGCCTGTCGCCGATGGAAGCGGTACTCCTGGATGTCGGCGTGGACAAGGACGTTGCGCGTACCCTGAAGGCGTGGTATACGAATGACGCGCGCCCCGGTATGCTGCTGATCCCTGAGAACGATTTGTTACAAGAAGCGGCGCAAGAGTTTACCGATTACTGGAAAGAGAACTTTAAAGGTTCTGAGAACGCCGGGCGCATGGGTCTCTTGCCGCGCAACATCAAAGAAATTAAAGAGATGAACCGCGCCCCGAATATTGACGACGTTGAAATCCGGGAGGCTGTGCGCCGTGACATCTGCGCTGGGTTCGGTGTGCCGCTGTCGATTGCGGGTGCGTGGGACGATGCCAATTACCAGAGCGCACCTGAGCAGCGCAAGAGCCTGTACGAAGATACGATTATCCCGGAATGCGAGGACATCGCCAGCGACATTAATAACAAGCTGCTGCCGTTCTTTGACGACAGCGGCAATACCCGCTTTGAATTCGATGTCAGTAAAATTCTGGCACTGATGGAAGATACCGAGCAGAAAGAAGCCATGCTCTCGCAGCGCCTTACCAGCGGCGGATTGATGCTTAACGAGTACCGCCTTGAGATCGGCAAGGAACCGATACCCGGCGGTGATGTGCTGTATGTGCCGTCAACGGTTATTGTGACGCCGATTGAGAAGATCGGTCAACAGCAACAACAACCGGCTTATGGTATCCCGCAGGATAATCTCATTACGAGCCAACCGATACCACCGGATAATGGTGCGCCTATGCAGCCGCCACAAGTGCAAGCACCTGCGCAACTTAAGCAAATCCCGGCGCAGGTTGAATCTAAACAGGACGGTGATACCCCACTAGTGCCGAAACCACGACATGATGATCGTTTCAACTTTGAGGGATATGAGATAACCAACCCCTCACAGGCGGACGAGGAAAGCCAGAAGGCATGGGATGAGAGCAAACATCCGCGCGCTGATGATGGGGAGTTTGGCGCAGGTGGCGGCGGGAATAGCGGGGGACAATCCGAAAGCGGCGGCGAATCCCCCGACAAGAAACCCGACAAGAAACCAAAGCCCACTGTAAAACCTGAAGCACAAAAACCCGCAGAAGATAATCGGCAGTATCGCGACTTTGGGTCTTTCGATGAGCATATGGTATCGGATGCGATGCAGCCGAGCGCGCCAAAACCGACAGCGCAGCAGCACGAAGCGATGGAATATTATCGCGACATAAGCGGTAATGCAGATTTAAATCGCAGTTTGCGTACAGGTAGTCCCTTGTCGGCGGAGGGACAAAAACACGCCAAGCAATTAGACGGACTGCTCAATAACTCAAAACTTGAACACGACACAATGGTGTATCGTGGTATCGCACCGAGTAACCCACAGGCTAAGATATTCGCAGAACAAATCAAAAGCGGGCAGATGAAACCCGGCGCGATTCTTACTGACAAAGGGTATGCCAGTACAACACTGGATAGCAAAATTGCCAACGGCAAGTTTGCCGAGGATGGCGGTGTTGTGTTTAAGATCAAAGCGCCGAAAGGCTCTAATGGTTTATACCTTAACTCGGCCTCAGATAAGTTCCAGGGTAGTCGATATGATGGCGAGTTCCGTGACGAAAAAGAAGTGGTGTTGCCGCGTAATTCTCAGTACAAAGTCGGCAACATTGAGAAAGTCGGCAATCAGTATGTTGTCGAGATGACCTATGAAGGGGTAGGGGCGGGCGCTGGTAAGGCACTACAAATCGCTTTGCAGTTACCAGTGGTGACACAAGATAAGAATTTTGCGAAACACGCTATCCAAAACACCATTACCGACGAACTGAACGCATGGGAAAAGAAAACACTCCAAGCAGGAACAAAAAAGGCTGTTAAGTTTGAATGTTTCCAGCTTCCTGCCGAAGTGCAAACCGTCATTCGTGAGCAATTGGCGGTTATGCCCGACGCTGACAAGCCGACGATTAAGGCGCTGTTTGCGAAGGCGCGGACGGTGCTTTCAGAGCACACAGTTACACTCAAACAGCATATCCATGTTAATGACCCACAGGCATTAATCGACCATCTCGATAAAAAAAAAGCTGACGATTTCCCTCTAGCCACACCTGAAGAATTCGCGTCTTATTGGCACGAATACGACAGTCTGATGCAGGATGCGGGGCAGGTGTGGTTACATGATTACATGGAACGGGCGCTGTCCGGCATTCTCAATAAGCTCACCGACAATTTCCAGGCGTCCGATATCCTGGACGAACTCAGCCCATTTCGTGACGAACTTGCTGAGGCGTGGGTAGGAACAACCGATAACCCCGGCATATTCACACGGTTAATCCTTGCAGGCGCGGCACGTGGCAACGAAGCGCTCAATAGCAACGTAAGCATGAAGCCGCCAACTGCGAAATTTGAGATTGGTATCGGCATAGACTGGTCGCTGTTGGGTCAACAAGCACTCGACTTTGTACGGCGCTATGTGTTTAACCTGATCGGTGGTCTCGATAATACCACACGCGAACGGACGCGAACGGCTATTCAGTCGTGGATGGAAACTGGCGCGCCATTGGATGACCTCAAGAAAGCGCTAACAGCAATCTTCAAGGATGAGGCGCGGGCGCAATTGATTGCACAGACCGAAACGACCAGAGCCTACAATGAGGGTTCTAACGAGCGCTGGCGTCAAGCGGGGGTTAATCGGGCAAAATGGTTAACCTTGAATGACCCGTTAGTCTGTCCATCCTGCAAATCGTTGCATGGTCAGATTGCGAACATTGACCAGGGCTGGGAACTCAATGGACAATTCTATACCCCACCGCAGCATCCAGGTTGTAGATGCTACAGTAAGCCGGTTCTATGATTACAATTGCCATCCAATCCATAACCACGCCGCTCGACAACTTAGACGCGATGCTTGGCCCCAAGATGCCCGGTATCTTGTACGCCGTCGGCGCGAAAGTTGGCGTTGCGGCTGAAAGTGTGGTGAGCGATTACCCGGAAGCATCGGGTAAGCCGCTGGCGGAATACTACACGCGCACCTCAAAAGACGGCAAACGGCGCTTTAAGTCGAAGTTCAAGAGCGCAGCGCAGCAAGGGTACGTGTTCCATCTGCTTCGGGCGGGCAAGATTCCTTATCGTAGGACAGGCCAACTCGGAAGATCGATTACCAGCAAGGTTGTGGAAGCGACGGCGACCAGCGTAGCGGTTGCAGTGGGTACGAACCTGAGCTATGCCAAGTACGTGATTGGCACGCCGAGCGAGGGACAGTCACATTACCACGTTGGAACATGGACGCCGTTACAAACCGACCTGGATACGCATACCAGAGTGATAGCCGACGCAGCGCAAGACGAGTTAAATAAGCAAATTGACATCGCGTTAGGTGGATAACATGACCGACCTACAACTGAATGAGCAACCCGCAGACGCCGCCGTAACAAGCGGCGTTTCTGATTCTATACAAGGTGCTATCGTGGCGGATGCCACCATTGACCCGCGAGAATACGTCGTGACTGCCGAGCATGAACCCCTTCCCACTGAAGGAGGCGAACGCAATTACTTTGTAGGCGGTGGCGTTAAAACCTTGTCGGTTGACGGTGATTATGCACGGGTAGGTGGTTATTTAGTGGTGTTTGGTAATCCTGCGCAGAAAGACCTGCAAGGCGAATATTTTACCCCGGCGACTCAGCTAGGGCTAGATTGGTACGATACACGTCCTGCATTATTTCACCACAATCTTGATGCCACTTTAAAAACAACCAAGATAGGCACAATCGACACACTCAAGATGGACGATACAGGTGTGTGGGCAGAAGCTATTTTGGACATGAGAAATCGTTACGTTCAGCGGCTAAAACAATTAGTCGATCAGGGCGTGTTAGGCTGGTCGTCTGGAACCGTCCCCCATTGGGCGGAAGTTGATGATGATGGACAGATCAAACGCTGGCCTCTAGTCGAAGGCAGCCTGACTCCGGCTCCGGCAGAACCCCGGCGCACCAGTATACAAAGCATCAAATCTGAGATTATCGCGTTAGACGACGCTGAGATAAACACGCCTATAGAACCGGGCACGGTTAAAGAGGCGAGCGAGATTGCAGCGGAAGTCACCCGCACGTTAGCTGAAAAAAGCTACGCCCCAGGCGGCGTTAATAGCCTACCCAATCAAGAATTTATCTATCGAGGTGTTGAAATGTCTGTCAAAATGGACACTTCAATGATGATTGCCGCTCTGGAAAAGTCGGGTGTTACATCCGATCAAATCATTGAAGTCATGAAAGAACTCGGCGCGGCGGAAGCTGCGGAACCTGAGGGTATGATGGCTGATCCGGCGACCACGCCTGATGCCCCGCCCCCGGATGAAATGCCCCCCGTTGGGAAAACGTTTAATGCGAAAGCACTGGCAGCCGAACTGCTGCAAAGTTTCAAAACCGCTCCGGCGAACGTGAAACTTCCCGGCGTGGATGCCCCCATGCCTTCACAGGTAGCACCGCGTATTACGGATATGCGCACGAAATACCACAACCTGAGCGCCGAAGACATGTCTTTCATGGCGATGGGTCAGCGGTTAAAGAATATCCGCACCGGCAACTTCGATCTGAACAACGGCCTCTCGCCCGCGTTCTATCGTGAGATGATCGAAAAAGCGCAGAAGTCAATTGATACGCTTGACCTGCCCTATGAAGGCGACATCAGCGTCAAATCGCTGCTGTCGATCAAAACCAACGAACTCGATAACACCGGCAACGCAACCGCCGCCGGGAACTGGGTTCCTGAACTGTGGTACTCGCAACTGTGGCGTCGTGTCCGCGTGGAAAATCAGGTCGCTTCGCAGTTCCGTAACATCGAAATGCCGAGCGCAACCTTTGACCTGCCTGTTGAAAGCACTGACCCGACGGTTTACAAAGTGCCAGAAACCACCAACGACGCACAACTGTCACTCGCCAGCGGCGCGGCTATCCCGGATAGCGTGGTGTCGGCGGGCAAAGTGCAACTGGTCGCAGCCAAGATGGGTCTGCGCGTGGGCTTCTCAACCGAAATGGAAGAGGACAGCATTATCCCCTTCATCCCGCAACTGCGTGAACAGGGTTTGCGTTCCATGATGAACGCGATTGATAACGTACTGTTGAATGGTGACACCGATGCCACGATCAACACGAATATCAACCTGATCGACGGCACACCTGGAGCAACCGCTAAATATCTGGTGTTCAACGGCCTGCGTAAGTTGCCATTGGTTACGAATGTGGCGTTGAAAGTTGACGCACTCGGCGCAACCCCCACGCTGCAAATGATTCGCAGCGCCCGCTTTAAGATGCGTTCGGCTCTGAACGTGTACGCCAACCGCCCCGAAGACCTGGTTATCTTTGTTGACGTGCCAACTTACGGCAAGCTGCTCAACATTGATGAACTGTTGGTTTATATGAACAATGGGCGCGGCTCGACGGTCAACGATGGCACAGTGCCGACCATTGACGGCACGCCCGTGTTCGCATCGGCAGAACTGCTGCTAACGAACAGCGCCGGTAAGGTTGATGCAGCCCAGGATGGTACATTCGGTCAATTGATTATCGCGGCAAAACCGGCCTGGTATCTGGGTTATCGCCGTCAGGTGACGACCTCGATTGACTTCCTGCCCTATTATGACAGCTATCAAATGACTGTCACAACCCGGTTGGCTTTCATCAACAAAGACACGGTTGCAAGTGCCGAAATTTATGACATTGGCGTTAATTAACCAGTAGCCACAGGAGGCTAAATATCATGCCAAATGTATCTACTACGCCTATCGGCAGCCAGAAACAAGTTGCGCTGCTCGGTTTCCAGAAAACCAATGTGGCCGACGCTGACGGTACTCTGAACCCGGTCATGGTTACAGGCGAGGCGTATGTTGCGCCTTATGCCGGTTCCGTGTTGGGGTTCTCTGGTACACTGTCGGGCGCGCTGACTACCGGTTCGCTGGTGTTCGCCGCTACCATTAACGGGTCGCTGTGTCCATCTTTCCCGGATGCAGCGTCATTGCGCACCAATCAACAAAAGGGGAGTTACACCCAGGACGCGCGCAAAGCGAACTATACGTTCAATGCGGGCGATACGGTGGGCGTCAATTGGTTGAAGACGGGAACCATTAACCCAACGACAACCGATGTGAACGCGCTGCTGGTGGTTCTGTTCGAGCAGGTTTTGTACTAAAGTGAATTGGGGTGGGCTGCGCTTCAGCGCATACCCGCCCCCATTGAGAGGTTCCAATGGGTAACGTGTACATCAGTGAATTAACGCCGAATATGTTTACTGGGACAATCCCGGCCAATGGGACACTCTCTCAGGAATTCGATCTCGGCAGCTACAGTCAATTCGGTTTGATTTACAGTGGCGCAACCAATGGTACGATGTCCTTCCAGGTGTCGGCTAAACGGGATGCCGACGGTGGCACGTATCAGGATTTGAACCTTGCCGCTGGAACACCCGTAATCGCGGGGCCAACAGGTACTGGCGGCGCGATCAGTTCGGTTGTGCTGCAAGCGTTAGCTGGTTATCGGTTTGTCAAAGTGAAAATGTCCATCGCCCAAAGTGGCGTGGTGACGTTGAATATCCCGGCGAAACCGTAGTATGAGGGCGCTGTGGTCGGCTAATTTTAGTTCGCAATCGGCGTATGCCATCCAATCGCGGTTGTTCGTACCCGCACTCATGCGTGCTGGTCATAGTATGACAGTATTTGAACTTGGCGCATCTACCAGTCTCCCGCAGTCGATCAACGGCATTAACATTGTACCCATTGGACTTGACCCGCTCGGTGCAGATATGTTCCAGGCACACAGCGAACGGGCGCAGGCTCACGCCGTGTTGACCCTCGTGGATGCGTGGGGGTTGAATGCTGAAGTTATGCGCCGCGTGAATTGGTTCCCATTTTGCCCGATTGATACCCAGCCCGTAGCGCCCGCGATTGTCGAAGTGCTTAAGGCTTGCCAGCGTCCGCTAGCCATCTCGCGTTATGGCGAGAGCGAACTGCGGCGCGTAGGCTACAATCCTATTTACTGGCCTCATGCAATCGATCCGGCTATCTGGTATCCACGCGACAAAGCGAAGGTGCGTGAAACATTAGGGATTAAGC